TAATACTTGCCATTTATCTTAAACCTTTTTCTACTTGATCGAACAAACTGTCCAAATACCATACATTTTGGAAAGGAATTAATCTACGCACATTCTTTGCTGTGTAGTGATTATGCTTTCCTGTTCCCCAATCCCACATAATATCAGATATTGTACTTATTTGAGAAGAAGATGGTCCAAGTAAACCAAATCCTGACATAATATTTTTTTGAGTATAACTTCCATAAGGTCTTTTTGCTCCTAAAACTGGTCTTAATCCAATTTTATTATTACTCATTCTTTCTAATATATTATTCATATCAGAAAAAACTCCACCTAAACCACTACGATCAAATGCATTAACTACTTTTTCACCCCATTTTTTCTTACTATAATCTCTATTAAATGCCTTTGTTCTTGTTGCATCTACTATTGCTCCAGCAGCCATTAACATAACAATACCACCTAAGAAATTCATATCTCTTTCTTGCATACCTCTTAACAACATTCTTTGTGTTGCTCCCATAGCAAATTTTTTAAATTGAACTATTACCCCTCCCCATTCTTCATTAAACCACAATGGCACATCTCCTTTGCTTGGAGTAACAATAGTTATATTAACATCTTTTCCTAATGCTGAATTAAATAATTGTGCTGCATCTATATCATCCCAATCTGCTGTGTTTGCTATACGAACATGTTTCCATTCAGCTTCTAAACCTCCTTTACCACTTCCATGTTTTGTATATTGATTCCAAATTTTTTTAGCATTTTTTTCATCAATACCAACACTCAATAATTTAGTTTTATTTAACTTTGATATTTTTCCTTTTACAATCCAATTTTCTACTTCTTCTATTATACGAGTACCATTTACAGCTCCCGCCCAACTTTTAACAAAAGTATTCCACGGGTTCATTAAATTAATATAAGTAAAATACATATTACCCATTTTACTTACGCCTTTTTCCATTTTATTAAAAACACCAAAAGCATTATCTAAATCATACATAGACATAGCTCTTGAACCTAAAATCATATCAGCAGCTTCACCACTTAATAAAGTCATTCTGTGTGATCTTTTTGCTATATCGGTTGCTAAATAATTAGTAAACAAATCCCATGATGTTCTAAAACCTCTGTTAATTCCTGAAGTCATTAAAATACGAGCAACATCAGGAACTGCAGCCAAAGCTCCAGTAAGCATTGTTACTGAATTATATAACTTTAACATTCTAATTCCTCTACTTAATGATCGCTGAGGATCACTAGGTAATCCATAAGTACCACGCTGTAAATCACGCATAGCTTTTAAATCTTTTATTACAGCAGATTTTTCTTCTTTTAATTTTGTTTTATATGTATTTGATTTTGCTTTTTTAATTAATTCATCATATTCTTCACTAATTTGTTTTAAACCCGGAAGCATACCTTCTTCCATCCATCTACCACTCATCATAGGATCGCCAAATTTCTCTGTAAGTTTTAAATCAGGAACAACAGAATTATAATATAATCTTTGTAATGCTAAAAAATCTGTTTCAACAAATCCAGCATCTACTAACAAAGCATCATCTTCTTTTGTAAAGCGTAATTCTCTTTCATGGAAAGATTTAGAAATAGCCATATCGTTATTATCCATTTTATCAAAACGAACATATGGTTGAGAATTTTGCATATTAAATATCATATCATCTATTTCTTTATCAGACATTTTAGGATGATTTCTTTTAATCATTGGTTTAATAATTTGCATAAATTCATCAATTCTTGCTGCAATAGCATCTCTTTTCCAAACTCTATTCACATAATTTTTAGCAAGTGGACCTTTTTCATCTAAATATTTTAATTTATCTTGAAGTTTTGCCATTTGTCCTTCTAAAGATTTAATTTCAATTTCTTCATTTTTAGTTTTTGTACTTTTTGCTTTTAATTTTTTAAGTCTTTTAGTAACTTTATCTAAATGATATTCTATATATTTTTGACTAATTCTTAAATCTGCCCATTGATCAGCCAAAGAATATATATATTTTTGTGATACATCAGCAGCTTTTGCTACTTCATCTAATTCTGTTCCTTTTCTTGAAACTCCTAATCGTTTATAAATAATTGCTTTTTGAAAATCATCCCAACCTAATATATCTCCTTCAGTTTTTGTTAATCTATTTCTTAAATCTTTAAATACTTTTTTCTTTGCAACTCCCATGCGTTCTAAATATTTACTATATAAATTTAATATTTCTGTTTCTGAATCAAATATACGATAGCGTTCTAATGCTATTAATCTTTCAACACTTCTTGAATCAGTAGAACCACCTTTAAAATTATGTTTTAATAAAAGAGGATTTTCTCCTAATCCTAATATACTTCTTTTTGCACTAATAACAGATGCTTTTAATGTTCTAAAAAAAGGAGTAATAGGAAGTTTTTCTCCTAACCAACCAAAACCTGTATCAGCTATTTCTAATATTCTAGCTTCTTCTTTTGCAGCAAGTATTTTATTAACTTCAGCAGCTCCAGCACTTGCTCCACCAAATGTACTTTCATCTTGAGTTTTGCGTTCTTTTTCTAATTGTTTTTGTTTTTTCTTTAATTCTTTTTGCTTTTTCTTTAATTCTTTGTCTATTTGTTTTCGAGGAATTGGTTTACCAAATGTACCATGACCCCAAGGATTTTCTAATCTTTTAATTTCTTTTTCTAAATCGCTTATTTCGTCAGATAAAGTTTTAAATTTTGTATTTTCTACATCATCAACATCATCAGCAAATTTCATTTTTTGATCAGAATTTTTAAAAGTATTTTTTGATTGAGGTATTTTATTTAAACCCGGAAATACCATTGGCAAAACAAAACCAGCTCCAGTTATCAAAACACCTTCTCCTGTTGTTCTTGTAGGATCAATATTTTGTTTAAGAAATTCTTCTGATGCTATTGCTCCACCAAACTTACCTGAACGAGCCATTCGTGAACCAGTTAATAAAACTTTTCCATAAGGTGTAAATAATGCTGCAGAAACAGGATCACTTAATCCTCCTACAATACGACCAATCCAATACATAGGACTTTGATAGTATTTTCTTTGTTCTTGGTAAAATTCTTTAATTCTATAAGAAGTTTCTTCTCTACTTTTAGAACCAATAAAATAACTCATTTCACCTAACAATCCTATTAATTGAGGATCATTATAAGGATTGTAATTTTCTTCTCTATCAAAAGACTTTCCTGATAAAGTTTTAGATATAGTTAATGCTATTAAATTTTCTTTAACAAATCCTCTACCTAAATTTTTAGCTCCCTCTACAATATCTTGCTTAGCTTCCGAAAACGGAATATTTTGCATAGCATCAGCTTGTAAATCTAAGTCTTTAACTAAATTAAAGTATCTTCCAGTTTGTGGAATATAAGTTGCCATTTAAAAATGATGCTTACCCCAAGTCGATGGAATTGTAGCATATCTTCCTTCTTTCCACATAGACATAAAATCAGCATTTTCTTTAATTCGCTTTGCCATACCTACATTACCACTACCACCTTTATTTAAATAAGCATTATAGTCTAATGTTAATTGACCCATTACTGTATTAGGATCATCAACACCCCAAGCTCCCCAAGCTGCATCATTACCATTTCCTACTTCTCTTAATGCTTTATAAAATTTTGTTGTTTCACCAATAAAACCTGAAGTTCCTTTTGCTTTATTTACTTCTGAACCTGCCCAAAAATTAAAATCTGTTAAAGCCATTAACAAATAACTATTTTCTTGATTTTTAAAATCAAAAATATCTCCATATAATTTTGCTGGTCCATTTCTTTCATCTGTTAAACCCATATATTTAGGAAGAAAATCATCAACCATCATTCCAACTATATGATCTATACTCATAGTTTGTTCTCCACTAATTAATTTATCATTAGAGTATCCATATTTTTCAAATATTTTTTGATTTTCGTCATCAATTCTAAAACCAACACCAACAGTCCAATAACCTAAATGATCTTGATAAGCATTTGTTCTTACACCTTCATGATTAGAAATATAATCATATAATATATTTTCACTTTTAATCACTTTTCTATCCTCTCCTTCTCCAACAATAACCATATCCCCTTTGAATACATCACTGCTAGTTAAACCTTTATACGCATTAATTTTTTGTAGAGCTTCAAGCTCTTCCATATTTTGCATTGCTAATTGATCTACTGTTGCTTGATCCCATAATTCTACACCTATTGCATCTTCAAAATCTTGCGCCCACTCTTTTCCTTTTTCTTCTATATTAACTGTTAATTTACCTAAAACACCAGCCCACCATTGATCTAATCCTGTTAAAGGTCTTTTTTTTCTTTGCATTTGATTTAAAAATTGAGACGATCTTTTTGCTATTAATTGTTCTTTTAATTCATTAGGAGCAATAGCTTTCCATCTGTCTACTGTTTTATCAGGAACAAATAAACCAGCTCCTGATGTAAAAGGATCAGAAATAGTAGAATAAATACCATCACCATCTATATCTAATTCTAATTGCCATGCTGGTCTACCATCTTCAGAATTAGTATCATATACAGCTCTAAATTTTCCATCACGAATCATTTCATATAAATTAGCATCATCAAACATTTCATCATTTAATCCTAATGCTAGTTTATCATTAGTTGAATAATGTCTATATCTTTTGCGAAGTTCATAAATCATTGATGAAGCAACATCATCCCAATTTAATCCTTCTTCTTGAGCAGAATATCTAAAAATATTAAACATTTGTGATTTAGTAGCCATTAATATAATCCCCACTTTTTAGAATCTCTCATCATATCTAATGAAACTTGCCATACAACAAAATCAAAGTTACTTCCTATTTCTAAATTTGAATCTGCTAATTCTTTAATAGGAATACTTAAAAAATGACTATCTGCTTTAGACCTTTGTATTTCAGCTTCGCTATTAAAAAACATTGCCATTTTCTTTTTTAATGCTTCTTCAAAACCATTCGCTAAAACTTCATCTAACATTTGATCAAGTTTATCTTCATCCCATTCAGCTTCAAAAAATTCACCAAACTCTCCTAAAAAAGGAATATCAATAACTTCATGTTTAAATCCAAGAACTGTCCATTTTTCTTTTAATTCAGGATTCATAGCTCCTAACCAATTTTTTAAATGATCTCGTAACCAATTTGGATTACCTGATGTCATTCCTTGTAATCCAGCATCACCTCTTTTAATATCATACCAATTAATTTCTTCATTTGGTAAATACATAATTTGTTCAATAAGAGCTATTTTTTCATCTAAATCACCCGCATCTTTATTTACTCTTGCAGTAAATATTTTTGCTGCTTCATTCATATCAAAAAATCCAAATTGAACATTGGTATCAAATTCTAATAAAGCTAAATGTAAATCTCCACCAACACCTTTTGGAGCTTGCCCTTTTCTTTGAAAGGTATAAGCATATACATCTGATAAATTTTTTAATGCTGTAATATTTTCAGGTATTTCCATATTTAAATTTTTAGCAGAATTAAAAAAAGATAATAAAGCTGGATCAGTTACATTATGAACCCAAGAAACATGTTTTGCTGTTTCTATTGCAGCATTACCAATATAACCACCAGATGGTAATTCTTGCAACATCATATTCATATTTTCACTATAAATAACACTTCCATCACTGGTAAATGAACGAGAAGTTTCTTGAAAAATATGTTTTGTCAGCATACTTCTTACTTTATCATCTGATATATCAGGGTGTGCTTTTTTTATCATTCCTACTGCTGTTTCAAAACTTGTCTTGCCGGGAATAACCTCACCTTCAATTTTACGAGATAAAACTGTATCACCAATATTTTTAACAGTTTTTGCAAAAGTCCATTCATTAACAAGAGTTTGAATTTTATCGTCATCAAATTCCCATCCATTAGCATGACCAAAATTTATAATTTCACTAATATCAGTAATTAAATTACTTGTATCATTTACAGTTGGTCTTTCTGGTACATTTGCTTTACCTGAAATAGCATCTGAAAAAAATATTTCTTGTTGAGCTTTTTGCACTTGTGTTTGCGATAAATCAGCAGACTTAAATCTTTCTGAATATTCATTAACAAATTTTCTAACATTGTCAGCAATTTGCTTTCTATCTTCAGGTCTTAAATCAGTAAACATAGCATCATCAATTTCTCCTCTTGATTTACCATCTTCAAATTTTTGTATTTGTTCATTTAAATGAGCTACCGTTGTATCCATTAAAGATGCAACATCATATTCATCTATATCTGATTCATAACCAAGACCTTTTCCTTTAGCCATATCACTAATAGCTAAATCTAACCATTCTTTAGCAATAGATTTATTCCTAAATTCTTCTATTCTTGCTAATAAATCATATTTTTTTTCTTCTAATGATAAAGACATATGTCCTGAACTTACAAGACTAGCATTTAATCCACCTTTTAAATTTTCATAAGAAACTAATAATTCTGAAACTAGTGGAAATATTTTATTTTCATAAACTTGAATAATATCAAGATGAGGATTTCCCTCTAAATCAGATGATTGAAGATTCATAACAATATCTTCTATTTTGCCCATAACAATATCTTCATTTTCTTTATTTAGATTAATTGCTGTTACTTGATCTTTTGCTAAAACATTTCCTTTAATAG